GCAGCGCCTTGTGATCCCCACATACCGAGTGGATCTGACCAACCGAATGAATAACGCTCACGAGCTTTGTAACGTACGTTACCTGTGTCGAAGTCGCCGTCCATAGAAGTAGTTAATGCAGTTCTTTCGAAGTGCTTCATACCGTTAGGAACATCAGTTGTTAAGAAGTATGCATCAGTATCTGTTAAGAAGTGATTTACTGCATAGCCTTCTGGAATCGCACCGTTAGTACGTAATGCGTTAGTATCGTTATCAGCTGTACCAACTCTTAAGTCAGTTTCTAATAAACGAGTAGCAACGAATTGTAATGCTGGTGGGATAATTAATTTACGTGGTTTAGCAGCAATTAATAAACCTCTTTCATCTGTCCAACCAGCTAACTGAATAACTGCGTTTTCTAATGAAGTTTCGTTTAAGTCAGCAGCAACTGACTGAGTATTGTTGTTTGTACCGCCGTTAACTAGTGGGTGATCTGTAGCAAATAAAGCTTTGCTGTCGCCACCTGGATAGTTAGTGCCGTCAAAGCCGTTGTTTAAAACGTTAGCAGCTTTAACTTGTTTTGTGTAAGACATAGCACGAGCTAATGCTTTAGTATATCTAGCAGATAAAGTGTCGTAGAGGTTATCTTCAACTGCTTCTTCTGTTAGAGAGAAACCTAAAGCAATGGTTTCGTGGTTGTATCTTGCTGTCCAAGCTTCTTGTCCGTTGTCATAAGCGATGGCTGAACCTTCGTTTTTAACAGGGGCTGCTGAGAAGCCTGATAGTTTAGTTTCTTCTTCGAATGAACGATCTGAAGATTCTGTTTCATAAATTTCTTTATGTTCTTCGCCATATTTCTCATATTCTAAACCGAATAGAGCATTAAGGCCGGGTAGTAGCTCCTTGAGGAGCTGGGCTCTTGAAATTGCCATTATTTATTCTCCTAAATTAAGCTACGGCGTTGCCGGTTGTTGTATCAAACTGATGCAAGTTAATTTTTACTAAAACTTCAGTAAATGTAGTTGCACTAGCTGCTGTTTCTGGAACTACACCTACAACCCTTAATGGGAATGTATTAGTAGCTGCTGGTGATGTATCTAAAATAGATGAGCCAGCATTACCTGATATGTTAGGTGTTCCAATTAAAGCTGTAACGTTAGTACCTACAGCCGCCTGAGTTACTGTAGCAATATCGTTACCTGAATCTGTAACTGCTACTTTATACAACGCTTTAGGGTCGTCCACAACATAAACAACAGGATTTGTTACACCTGATGCTGGAAGTGATTGAGCCTGAACAGTTTGACTTTCTGAGTTTGTGTACTGAAAGCCTACTGCTACGCCTAGTTTAGCGCCCGCTGTTAGCGATGTCGCTGGTGCTACTGTGCCGCCTACGTCTAGTTCTACCAATTGATTAGAATACATTGCTGTAGCTGCTGTTGCAGGGTACTGACGTGTTGCGCCTGCATATGGCATAAAGTCTAATCTACTAACTGGTACAAAGCCGTAAGGAGCATTGACTGTTGGATAAGCCATTTATAGTTCTCCTAATAAGTTAATTTTATTTTCCACCGCGACCAAAAGAAGTAGATGATTTTTTATCAGAAAATAAAGGCATACGTGCGTCGTTTTCTTTTAAGAAACTATTATCTACAGCAGTTGCCTGCTGTTCTGATTTTTTCCTATAGTATGCATTTCTCTGGTCAACCGTTTCTTGTGGTGCACGGCATAATAACAATCCTCCAATTTCGATAGAGTCTTTATATCTAGCGTTTGGATCTGATTGCAAGTTAATTTCTGGGTGATCCGAATGTTTTACGGGCTCCCAGCCTTCACGCATTTTAGAGGAGACATTTAGATTATCAGCTGTGTTAGCTAAACTAATTCTAATCCACCGATAGGCCCAGCCTGCTTGCTGTGTAAATTCTGGCAATAGTGCTGCGGGTGCCCATTCAGTTTTACGAACAGTTTCTGTTCTTCCTTCAGTTTCTCTATTATTTCTGTTATCCATTTGTTCTCTCCAATTTAATCATTTCTCTTGCATATTGTTCCGGGGTCAACTTTAACTTCTTAGCGAAGGCAAGTTGGGTTTTTGTCAAACGTACTTTTTTAGGCGCGGTACTTCGCGTTGCCGGAGCAACTACAGTCGAAGGTTTGCGTTGGCTAGGTTTATCCTGTTCCAACGAATCATCATCCCCAATAAAATTTTCAGGGAATCTCCTTTGCATCGTTTCATCTATACGACGATAGTAGTCTTCTGAGGAAGGGTTAATTCCTGACCTTACTAGTTTTTCATGCAGCCCCAAAGCTAAACTAGTCATTTCCTCATCTTTACCAAACCATTGGTTTTTAGCCTGCCAAGCTTGCGCTTTAGCGTCTGGTTTTGGTATTTGGGGTGTATATGCTTCTTGACGTAAAGGTACAGTATTTTCAGGCTGTTGTAAAGATATATCGTGCTTACGCTGATAATTTGACGCTTGAGATAACTTCATCTGTGCATCATTCATTTTAGCTTGAGCTTCAATAATCCTATCAGTATCACCTGCATCATATGCTTCACGGTAATCTCGTTTAGCAATAGCAAGTTCGCTTTCATAAGCGCCTTGAAGAGTTTTTACATATGTCTCTTCTCCTGAACTTAATGTTGATTTGAGCCTTTTGTTTTCTTCTGCTATTTGTTGTGCATATTTAATAGCTTCTTGACGTTCCCTATCCGCAGCTTCTTTCTCACGTCTTTCGTCGTGCCAAACTTTTTTAAGCTGAGCCATTCTTTGTTTAACTCTTTCAGAATAGTCGGTAAGTTCATCTTGCTCTAGTTCCTCTACAACTTCTTTAGGTAGTGGGTCTCTTCCCCTATCAGCTTTCGGAGTGTCATCTTCTTCTTCAATCTCAAAGTCTAACTCGTCTTGCGTAGGTTTAGTTTCTTTTTTTACTTTTATTTCTAAATCAACATCCATGCCCTCATCTAAATCTTCTACATCATCAGGCATTTCATTAATTATAGTCGCCATACTTTTCTCCTTTATGCGCGTTCATAGCCACGTGGATCATCCACTACAGCTTCAACGGTGTCATCATTTATAATGCGGAACTCTTTACCATGAATCTTAATTCGAGTGCCCGAATATGCTCTAGCAATAACGAAGTCTCCTTCTTTACACCAGGCTCCTGTTGGGAATCTATCTTTATCGGCGTAAGCCATATCTCCCATTCTCATAACAAATAAAACTACAGTAGAGTGTTCTTCTATGTTTCTTGTTTTATCTGATTTGATAATTCCACTTTCATATGACTCACCTACTTCAGGCACTGCACATAATATGCGGTATCCTTTAACGTGAGGTAATTGAAGTGCTTTTGCTGCTTCTTCTGATGATGCTTCTGCTTTGGCTTCTGCTAGTTCAGCAGCGTCTTTTTTCAGTTTTGCAGCATCGGAAGTTATTACTTTGCCTGTAGGAGATACTATCTCTTTGTTAGGTGTTGCGATTTCAGTCATCGTCATACTCCGTACTTTTTGCAAGGTCTTTGGCTATGGACTGTGCGGTTAAGAGACCTTGGATCTTTCCCACAGTATACTGATATTGAGCGAAGTCTTTCGCACTCCCGTCGCCCAAACTATCAAGTAATTCGTTTTGTCTTTCTTGTAACTTTTGAATCAGAACTTCTAGCTCTGTCATTTACTATCCTTTCGGTTTATCTATTTTTTTATTCTCTAATACTGCTTCCACTCCAAGTTTAGTGCCTTCTATAAACTCTTTTGCTTCTAGCTCTTTTTGTTGGTTAACTGCATCCGCACCTATCTTAGCTCCGGCGATTCTTTCTGCTGAGTCCATTTTAGCTCTTTCTAACTCAAGTCTTTGCATATCAAGTGCGGTATCACTAGCCATTTTCTGTGCTTTAGCTTGCGCTTCCATTTGCTTGATCTGTAGTTCTTGCTGCTGCATTTGTATTAGAGGGTCTTGTTGCTGAGCTGCTACCTGCTGCTGCTGTATTTCTGCAACGTTCTTCTGTAATAATTGTTGGCCAGCTCGAGCCGCGAGACGAGAAACCTCTAGTTCAACGTCCTCCGGTAATACCTCGTCTGGCGCAGGGAGAGGTACTCCTAATTGTTCTTCAAGTAATCTTCTATATTCAAATGCTAAGTGTTCTGCAATGTGAGCTTCGATTGCTGCTCCAACTTGCATAGCTTTCGGACTCTGTCCTACTAACTGAGCCATCTTAGGATCATCTTTAAAAGTCATGTGTGTTTGTATATGTGCTTTATGATCTTGGTATATAAATGCTTTTACCGGTTTACCATTAATAAGATTCATATTCTCTGTTACTGGGTTAGTAGGCGGAATATCTTCTTTATTAGGTATTAGTTTGTTTGCATTCTTAACGCCAAGTACATCCAGCATTTGTCGGTTTAGTTCTGGTAGATCATATATATCTGGGTTAGCTTGCGCTAATTGCATAACCGCTTGGTACTGAACCACTTTTTGTGACATAGTTGCTGCATTAGGATCAGATACCGGTATTACTTCTACTTGGTCATAGTCAGACTGCTTAGCCATTCGATCGCCAATATCTGGTTCATAGCTGTATTCATCTGGTGTGTAGTCTCTAATGATATTTTTAAGTAGTTTAAATTCTTGTTTCATTGCGTAGTGGACACGTGCTTGCACTGCTGACATAACCTTAAGTGTTCGCTCTAGGATAGCTAGTGTTGTTCCTACTGGTGCGTTTGCTGACATATCAGACACTTTCATATCTGCTGCACTTGCAAATCGTCGGCCTTCCTCAATAATCTGATTCATTAGTTGATTAAGTACTTGGCTTGGTTCTTTATAAGGTAGAGGTAAAATGTTATCTCTAATAGTGCCTGATGGTACATCTACGTCTCTAAACTCTGCTGGTGATATAGGTGTGTCATCACCTTTAATTCTTAATCCACGTGTTTTAAATCCGCCGGGTAAGTTTGCTAATGTACCTGCATCAACTAACTGACGTAGTAACATAGTTCCTGATTTAGCAAATGCTCCGATTAGATGGATAAGACCAAAACAATAGAATCCAAATCCTGGTATGTATCCGTAGTGCACGAAGTGTTGACGCTTTTTCATTGTCCGATCTTCTGGGTCCCAATTACGTCTAATAGATAACACTGTTGTAGTGCTTCTTTCAATAGTTACTACATAAGGTACTGCAATACCTGTTGGTTCACCATCTTTATCTACATCTTCAAATCCCGGTATATCTAAGTTAACGTGTATTTCTAGGATTTTAAATCGATCATCTGATGATGCATTGAATCCCATCTTCTCTGCAATTTTCTTTTCTACTTCTTCTAAATCATGTGAAGGTTCACCCAAATCTACATCACTATAGAATCCAGCTACTTGTAGTTTTCTTAATTCATTTTTTGTTTTACGCATAACATGGGTTACACGCTCAGCAGTTTCTAAGTCTGATGCTCCATAAGGAACTACCATATCTTCTGCTGGTACGAAGAGTGCGACCTGCCTTTCTAAATTGGGATCATAGTAAACTTTCTTAAAAGCATTACCCGCTAAACCAAGACCCCATAACATTCTTTCATGTTCAGGTCGGTACTCGGGCATTTTCTCTGTTAGTTGATAGTTCATGTCCTCTTTAACACGACTTGCCGCATCCTGCTTCTCTTTAGTGTCCTTGCCTATGACTTGGGTCTTCACTGGGCCTGCAGCAGGAAAGGTCTCCATCATCGTTTCAGCTTGGAATTTTACTAAAGATTCTGTCATTAATGGGTGAAATACATTACAAGCACCTTCCCACGGTTCGGATCGGTCCTCCATGCTCATCCCTAATAATTCTAGTCCATCTACATAGGTATTAAGCCAATCTTTTCTTGCTGATAGATCTGACTCATAATCACCTAGTAGATCACTTGCTAATTGTTCTAATAGACTGTCGTCCATTTCTTCTGCTAAGTTAGCATTAAAAGCTTCATTCTCCATATCATCTGGGTCTATCTCAATCTCAAGGCCCCCTGCTTTTATAGTAACCTCTTCTGGGTCTACTATTTCTATTTCTATCTCAGGTTCTCCTAACTCGTTTTCTAACTCTTCCATTCCTAACGGAGCTTGGTAAAGTCCTTTATCTATGTCTGCAGCCATAATTATTTTCCTATTATATGTTTTTTAACCCGCCTTTAATCGGCTTAGTTGTTAATTTTTCTAACTCTTCTGCTGTATATAAATCGGCATTTCCTATTTCACCAAATGGAATAGGTGAGGCCGCCTCTATTAAATTTTCTTTTAGTTCATTAGCATTAGAAGCTGTAGCTGTTGCAATTCCTGCGCCAATCCAAGGTACTTTTTTTAATAACTTAGTAATTTTAGTGCCAAAATGAATTCCTTTGCCTGTATCCCCTATGTTACTAGCACTATTATATATTTCTACTGGATAATGTCCTACTGAAGGTTTTGTAGAGTAATTAACAGTCTGTAATATTGTTCCAGTTTTTTTAGGTCCATAATCTTTAGTTAATACTAAATTTGCTCTACCAGTAGGTTTACCATTAATTATTTCAGGTTCAATTTTAGTAGCCATATCTGGGTTTTGAAAATAACCGCCTAAGTTATTAGTGGCGTCTTTATCCATAAATATAGTTTTACCTGACTTAGGTTGTATTCCGGTTGTTTTATCTATATGCATATCTCCACTTCTATTTCTTACAGTAGTAGCATCACCAAAGTGTGCATATTCAGAACCACGTTCTGTTACAAACCCCCCTAATAAATTATCAATATCATTAATAACTCGTTTTTTAATCCTCGATGCCATACTTATTTTCCTAGTGTCTTTATGAGTAATTTAATTGTTCGTTCTATAATAATAGTAATGATGTAATATAAAAATAATGTCAAGTATAACACTTTCTTAATTATCCTTATAGTTTCTTTTATAAACCAATGGTTTATCATAATGCGTAAAGTCTTTTTTGGTTATGCCCTCTAAACCCTGGCATATCTTCTTCTTCATCACTAGGTAGCCTAATAAAGCCACCTTGTCTAAATCTTGCTAATGCCAAAGTTGTCGAGTCAACCAAGTCATCGTTTGCTCCGGATGGAAAGTCATTACATTCTTCTATTACCTCGTGAGCCCATCGGTG